TATTGAAAGGATGGTTTCCAACCTTTGATCATCTTTTCATACCGGACTAAGGTACTTACCCTACTCGGGGTATGTAACTTAGGAGGTAATCTTGGTGATAAACCAAGAGCCTCAGGTAGATCAGAAAACATTTCAGCAAGTTCCTTATGGAACTCAACAGCCATAAAGACTGTTTTCTGAAATACTTTCACAACCTTCTCGTCGAAGGTGGAGAGGATGCTATGTACTTCTGTTTCATCAACAGAAAACATAACATCATCTAAGGGTAATTCATAACAACGGTTATGAACTATCCTAGTTAGGTCCACAAGGGAACCTAATACTCCACGTTCAGGCAAAAGAGTTAATGTGTTGTAAATCATAGTTTCAAGGTTACTACCCTGAAACGACATGTTAAGTCCTAAAGGACTAACAAGATGACATACAGCATCAAAAACTTTCTTTTGTCTTGACGTAAGGAGATTGCGTGATCGTCTACCCAAGTTCCTAGATAAATCGAGAAAGTTGTCATCAGACATCCTCCTCCACTTGTATTGAGGAAAAACCTCATTACTTGTGATTATTTTTCCAGCAAACTCAGAGAGTTTATTGGAAGATAATGATTTATCAAGGGAATAAGGGCAGTCCAGAACCCTCAGTGCATTAATATATTTCTGATACAATGTATCAGAAAGTATAACAACATCATCACCAACAATGAAAAACTCATTGTTATGAGAGTTGTTATTTAATGCATGTAACAAGAGTCCATGAGTAAGGGTAAAGGCAGCAAAACTTGGGTATAACCCAAGAGGCTGACCTTTATTCCAGCGTAAATCACCGAGTAGTGATTTCCACTGTGATCTAGATATATCAGCAAAAAGCTGAATATCGAGAACATTACCAAAGATTTCTTGTAACACTTCTAACTGTAACCCCAAAGGGAAACGGTCAGTAGCTGAGGATAAGTCTACAGAATGAACATAAAGTTCATCTTGTAGAAACTTCTGGATAAAAGGTTGGGCTTTAGATTGATTGAAAGTACAATCCCAGGGCAACTTTTCAACAATGTTGAAAAGTGCTTTGCCTAAAGGGTTAAGGGCCATCTGATGAATCCGATAAGGAGAAGCTACAGAACGTAGCTTACCACCGGGTTCCTGGAGAAAATGAATTTCTCCACCATAGATTGAAGGATCTATGAGTTCAGAGGGAGCCAAAACTTCCTGAAAGGCAAGATTCAGGCGTAAGATTTTAAATCCGTCCAATAAAGGACTATAAAGATCCTTATATTTGGCGTAAAATCTTATACCTGGACCTGAGTTAAACAATTGAAGATCCAAAAAGGGTCTTTCAGATTGTTTAATTGTATGAGAAGAAAAGGGCACAGGTGCCTTTTTGTTCTCAGATCCTCGATAGGTTATCAGCCTAACAGGATCATTTCGATCAATCTTCTGCATTCCTACAACATTCTTTGCAC